ATGTTGTTTTATAAGGCTTTACGGGGGATTCTTTTGTAACTCATTGTAAAATAAGGGATTACAGAATTGTCCCCATAACCCCTTTATTTACAATTACTTATCTACTTAATATCTATTGATTTAGCCTTTTCTGATACTTTTTTAGGCAAAACAATAGATAATATTCCATCTGTCATTTCTGCTGTTATCTTATCAGCATTGATTCCCTTTGGAAAATCACGAAAAACTTGTTCTGTTTTTGTACCATAAAATTGCTGATCCTTTTCAGATACTTTTTTAACACACTTAATTGTAAGAACACTCTCCTTAAATGTGAGGTCAATATCTTTCTTTGTTAAACCTGGCATTATAATATCCAATTTATAAGCTTCATTAGTTTCATCCCAACGATACTTACTTTTTGATTGTATATATGGTGTACCATTCTCATAAAAGTAATTATCAAAACGATCCCAGTTTGTCCATAATGGAAAGATATCATCAAATTGTTTTGTTAGTAAGTTAGACATATTCATCTCCTTTGTTAGTATTATTTGTACTACACTAATATTATAAGATTTGAATATCCATTTGTCAAGGCCTCTACCAAGGAAATATTATTTTTTAGATTTAGTACAATTTCCACACAACCAAGGATAAGTCCAATCAGCTACTCTTTCAGAACTTTCTGGAATAAAAGGACTCCAAGCCTGAGCTCTAATAGGTCCTGCTGTTTGCCATACAACTTCAAATTGTCCGTCCGATTGTATCTCACCAATCACTACTGGTTTATGTAAATGATGATTTTTTGAATCCATCGTAATCTTAAAACCAGAAGGTGATTGAACAGTTTGACCACCGATTGCTTGTCGAACTGCATCAATATTTGTCGTACCAGCTTGTTGTACTGCTTGAGCCCACATCTTAATACCAATATAAGTTGCTTCCATCGGATCATTAGTTACACGTTTTGAACCACCTGGCAAATTATTCTTCTTAACATAAGCATTCCACTTTTTGATGAATGATTTGTTCTCAGGTGTCTTAACAGACATAAAGTAATTCCATGCAGCTAAGTGTCCTACTAATGGTTTCGTATCAATACCTCTTAGTTCTTCTTCACCTACAGAAAATGCAACTACTGGAATGTCTTCTGCTTTTATTCCTTGATTGCCAAGTTCTTTATAGAATGGAACATTAGAGTCACCATTGATTGTAGAGATAACTGCTGTTGGTTTACCAGCTGCAAACTTTTTAATGTCTGCTACAATAGTCTGATAATCACTATGACCAAATGGTGTATACGTTTCCATAATATCTTTCTTAGAAACACCCTTTGACTTTAAGAAATAATTGAGTATCTTGTTAGTAGTTCTCGGATAAACATAATCTGTACCAAGTAGTACGAATCGTTCTGCTTCACCACCATCTTCACTCATCAAATATTCAACAGCAGGAATTGCCTGTTGGTTCGGTGCAGCTCCAGTATAAAATACATTGTATGAAGATTCTTCTCCTTCATATTGTACTGGATAAAAGAGTAGTCCATTAAACTCTTCAAATACTGGAAGAACAGATTTCCTAGAAACAGATGTCCAACAACCAAAAGTTACTGCGACTTTGTGTTTCTGAATTAACTCTCTTGCTTTCTCTGCAAACAAAGGCCAATCAGATGCAGGATCAACCACAATTGGTTCTAATTGTTTTCCAAGCAATCCACCATTATCATTAATTTCTTCTATTGCCATTAGTGCAACATCTTTCAATGAAGTTTCACTAATTGCCATAGTGCCAGATAGTGAATGTAGAATACCTACTTTGATTTTTTCTTCTGCGAATACATCTGAAATCATACAAGTGGGTACAATCACAAACATTAATAAAAACATAACAAACCTTTTCATAAATTCTCCTTTATTTTAAATTAAAAAAATTAATTTTTCCTGTACACCTCGGTTGAAGTGACATCGGGTTGCACGATTTACCTGCCTCCATCTGTGGCCACCAACCAAACGGATCTATTACAAACAATATACCAAAACATAAAAATATGATAACAAACACTATCGATCTTAAACCTAACCTATTCATTTTTTTCTTTTTTTAGAATTACAATTGCAATAGATATAAGAACTATTGATGTTGATTCATAAACTAATGAAGCTGCATCCATAGCTTTTCCCTGTAAAATAATAAATCGAGCTAATGCTGTTATAGCAATTAAAAGAGGTAGATGTATACTTATAGTTTGTTCTTGCCAAAAAACTCTAACCATTGCTATTACCTCTAAGTATAAAAACATTAGAAGTAAATCAGCTATGGCTATATTACGATTTATAAACATTGTCTGTATTTCAATACCTACTGCTATACAGGTGCTTATTAAAATCATACATAATAAAATTAACTGTAAACCTTTTGTAATTGATTCCATCAATCATCCTGTTTCTTTTTTTGTTTCTTTTTACTATAACCATCTTTATACCAACCACCACCTTTTAACTGAAACGATGGCATATCTATATCCCTTTCCATAACACCAGTACATCCTTCCTGTTCACAAAGAAACTTTTTATCTCGTTTCTTTACTGGTATCATAAACTCATCAGAAAAACTACATTGACTACACCTATAAGTATATAACGGCATTTTATAATTTACTCTGTTTCATTCATTACTTGTGTAAAGTTTTTAACTTTCTCGACTATCAATTTATTAGGAAACTTATCATCAAGTATATCTAACTTATGTGAAATAATAAACAGGTTAGTTCCTTTTAATATGTTAAATAACTTCATCAAATCATCTACACCAGCTTGATCTAAACTTGCATCAAACACTTCATCTAATATAAGAAGATTCACATTAACTGAATTTCTCATAGATGCTATATATCTCCATGTTAATAGTAGAGCTATATCAATTCGTTTCTTTTCACCTTCAGAAAATGAGTAGTAAGAAAACTGATCTCTATGTCTACTCTTAATCGTTTCCTGAAAATTTTCGTCCAACTGAAAGTTTACAAAGAAATCCATATCCTTTAGATAATCATTTACATGCTTATTGATAACTGGAAGATATTTCTTAATGATTCTTGTTTTAATTCCAGTATCGTTTAATATATTACCCAATACATCATAATAAAATTTCTGATCTACATATTTAAATCTTGTGGATTTAGATTCATCCAGGTTTTTAGATAATGCATTCATAGATTCTTGTTCAACTTCAACTTTTTGTATTGATTTCATTTCATGGTTCAACTTCTGTATAAAAGCATTATGAGCATGTATGTTACTTAGCTTCTGTATTACTTCTGATTCTTCTTTTTGTATCTCCCGAGTATTATTAGATATCTCTCCTATTCTTTTATAAACTTTTTGTACTTCTATGTCTAATTTATTTAAACCTTCATCCATTTCTTCAATATCGTCTGATATGACATCACACTTATGTTTTTTAAAATCCTCCAGAATATTCTGTTCGCAAGTAGGGCATATTTGATTTTCCTCATAAAACTTTTTGTCCTTATTAAATTTCCTTAAGTTCTTTATAATCTGTGATCGATACTTATCCAACTCTTGATTTTTTTTATCAACAGATATTTTATCTGTTATAGACTTCATAAGTTCATCAACCCTTTCCTGATGGTTAACTATCTCGTTATTCAATTTTGTAATCTGTTTTTCTGTTTCTTCAATTTTATACAAATCAGTTTTTCGTTTCTGTTCAGAAGCTTCTTCCTTTTCCTTTATATGTTCTTCTTTTATTTTTATTTTCTCTTGAATAAGAGTAATATCCCAATCAATTCCATTCATCTCTTCTTTCAATGTCAATGATCTATCTTTTAATAAAGTCTTCATTACAGAGAATATACCAATGTCCAATATATCCTCGATAATAATTCTTCTATCATTAGATGCCAACTGCATAAATGGAACAAACGAAGCTGAACCCAATACAACAATCTGTGTAAATGATTTAAAATTTAACTTTAATATTTTCTCTTCAAGATACTTTTGATAGTCCATAGACTTTGCATCTTGATTTATCAATTCATCATTATGAAAAATCTCAAGTAGATTTGGTTTAATACCTCTACGAACTTTCCATTCAGACGAACCAACAGAAAATTCAATCTCTGTTAAAGTATCTCTCTCATTAACAGAATTGACCAGCTGTCCTTTATTAACTTTTTTAAATGGTTTTCCAAATAAAGAAAAGGTAATAGCATCAATCAAAGTAGATTTACCTGCACCATTCTTACCAACGATTAAAGTCATTGGTTCTTTATCAAGTTTTACTTCAATGAATCTATTACCCGTTGCTAAGAAGTTTTTCCACCTAACCGTTTTCAATCGAATCATTGTTTACATTAAAAAATTGTTTATCATTAATAGCTTTATCATCTACCCATATGTCATACATTGGTTTACCACAACTAATAGAAGTTGCTTTACATCCCCAATCTTCTAATTGTTTTTTTGTGAATGTTCTCCAATCTTTTCCAGAACTACTACCACGTGCTGTCCAATAATGTATCTCATGTCCTTGTTCATATAACTTATTTAATTTTTCTATTCTATCAAGATGTGGTTTTGCTGTTAGATAATTAGGTTTTGGTCTATCTTGATTACAAATTGTTCCATCAATATCAACCATGTATTTTTTCATAAGATGTTTTCCTATACCATTTTGGTTTTTGATTAATTCTCTCCTCGATGCGTTTTCTAATAATAACATAATCATATGCTGTTGGAATCCAATCATTATATAAATCATTATCTTTAAAAATCTTAACAGGAAATTTACGACTACTATCTGGTTTAAATCCACGTTTTTTCATTTCATCTATTAGTAAATCGTATCTATTATGTAGATACTTTCCTTTATCATAGAAGAAATAAACATGACCACTATTCAATGTAAACTTATCAGATATTTTATTATGGTTAATTCCATTCTTAGAAGCTAATGTCCTATTAAGACTGCCAGGAACCATTGTGATTTCCCGATACTCTGCAATCAAATGTTGATCCATTAATTCTTTTACTGGTACAATATTAATTCTAGTCATCGCAATTCAAAGCCTCATCATATAAGATTTGTAATAATCTTTTTACTTTATTACGTTCAACACGTTTTTCATGATCTATAGTCATATTATCTACATACTCCTGTAGAAACGTAGCTGTGTTACCAACTTCTACATCATTATTTTCATCGTCAGAATACCTAGCAGTATACTCAGATAAATCCTCTAGTATAATTAAATCTGTTGGATTTGATTTATATATACGATCTAAAAAACTTTCAAATTCTGGTATCATAGTTTTATTTTCTACAATCAATTTGACAATCTTATTCGTATAAAAATTAGTATCTAATGATTTATAATTTGTTGACCAGTTTTCATCATCATAATATATTTTTTCAAACAAACGATACCTATTTTGTATAAACTCTGCTTTTCTTGTTTCTGTATCAAAGATATGAAATCCTTTTGGGTCATCATAATCATTCCATGTAATCTCATAAGGAGCTCCAAGATAATGTATATTACCTTTACTAGATTTGTGGTGATAATGTCCAGAAGCTACAAACTCGTATCTATTAAAGATAGTTGGTGATATTCCATCACCTGCTACATAATTCTTATACATAGCAAACCCCTCAACTTCCAAATGACCTAATGCAATTTGTGATTTAGAGTTTTTGATAAATTCCATTGTTGATTCATAGTTTTCAGAATTTATCCAAGGAATCAAATCAATACTTGTGCCTGCAATTGATATAGTTGTAACCTCTGGATATGTAATTACATTATCATAATGTCCATATAATAGATTAGAACTATTAACATTATTCGTATTTCTAAAATATGTAGAATGATTTCCAACAATAGAATGCAAAGTGATATTTTCTTTTGCTAATATATCAAAATAATATTTGCGTACTTTATCTAATATAGAAAAGTTAACATATTTTCTACGATCAAAAGTATCACCTAAGTCTACTATTGTATCAATATTATGTTCTTTAAGGTAAGGAAAAAATTGATTAGTATAAAAATTTTCTATATAATCATTGAAAGAATTACTATCACTTTTACCACCAAAATGTTGATCTGTAATCAAAACTATCTTCACTTGTAATTATACTCCCACTTATGTTTACATCTAGTACATTCAAAAACTTGAATTGTCTTTCCTTCAGGTCCTCGTTCTACACCAAAACTACAATTTGTAAATGCAAAATCAGGTTCAAATTCTTTACATCTCGGACATTCCTTCATGGCCAAAACGTGATAATCATTTGCCACTAAATGTCTCCTTATTTTATATAAGTTAATAAACATTCTATCACATCAGCCTTACATATGCAAGGAAAGACTTATAACATCTTTATTTACAAAGGTTTACAGAGATATTATTACATAAAAATTTCAAGATTTATTATTTTATTTTTTTTTTTCTTTTGTGATTGGTATGGGGATACAGCATATTTTTCGTGTGTATGTAGATAGTCAATATATGCAGTAGAGTGTTTTGATTTATCTTCTCCAGCTACACCAACTTGTTGTAAAACACCTGATCGTTCCACATACAAATACTTCAAATGCATCTGTTTTTTTTCTTTCTGTATTCTACGAACAAATGCATGATGAATTATTTGTGTAAAATAAGAAAAAGGATTGTGAGATTTTTCTGGATTAAAATTGTGGGCATAGAGTAAACAATTCTCTATACCATCACTTACTAGGTCATCACGAAAAGTATAGTTAATAAAGTTGGGACGCCATGCTAGGTTCTCTGATATCTTTAGAAAACATTCACCTATATAATTTGTTGTTGGGGGATCTGGATCTTCTACTTCTCTGGCATCAAGAACACGTTGTTTCCACATTTTAATTTCTTTAAAAAACTTTTCGTTATCTACATAATGTTTTGGATTAGCCATTATTTAACTCCAGTTGAACCGAGGCCACCGCCACGATTTATATTTTCAGTTTCAGTATTGTGTTCTTCTTTATCGATAACATTTAATTGTGCATGCTCTACTTGTTTAATAACCAGTTGTGCTATTCTATCACCCTTATTTATTTCATATGGATTATGGTTATGATTCATCATTATAATTTTAAGTTCTTCACGATATCCAGAGTCAATAGTGCCAGGTGAATTTAATACTTGTAAACCAAACTTTGCAGCTAATCCAGAACGTGAACGAACTTGTCCCTCATATCCGTATGGTATAACAATGTAAAGACCCGTACCAATAGTCACCCAATTGAAGGCACGAACACGAATATCTTCATTAGAACGAATATCCAATCCTGCATCACCATCATTTTTATATTCTGGCATTGGATTATCAGTTTCTCTGTAAATTTTAATTTGCAACTTACCTGTCAATTTATTAATCATTGTCTGGCCAGTCCTTTTCATTAATTCCTATTGTTAATAATTCTGTACTACTAACAGAATATTCTGTATGAATCTTTGCTGGTCTGTTGATTTGTGTAGTTTGTATACTTTTACAATTATCACATTCATAATAACCATACCATTTATGGTCATTGATACCTTCAGCTATTTGATTACTTGATTTTTTCAAACAATTCGGGCAATTCCTTTTCGTTTTCATAATCGTATATAACTCCTTTTAATTCATTCTTAAACCTGAATTTCTTATAAATTCTTTTCTGATTTTTTTTACTTTTAGAAATATCTGTTAACATTTTTTTATATGTCTTACCCACTTCTTTTTCTCCTATTTATATATCTACTTGTTGAAAATTATAGTCAAATTTCTCATCAGCATATATCTTAACACGTTCTCTCCAATGCTTTAACCCATAGTTATCTCGTTTTTTCCAATGTAAATCATCAACTATATCATATAATACTGCTTGGTTATTCTTATCATCCAATCTTAATATTCTTCCAATAGATTGTAAATTTCTAATTCTAGCTTTATATGGATGTGCAAATATTAATGATTGTAGATTTTTAATATTGACACCAGTTGATAAAACACCTGATGATGCTATAATTACTGCATCTTTACAATCTTCTGTTAATGCACGAATAGACTCCCTTTCATCAACATCAGTTTCACCTGCTATGAAAAATATATCTCTACCATTAGCTTTCTTTTCTATTATCTTCTTTAATACTTTTCCATGCTTCTCAACATAATTAAACAGAATTAATGTATTGCCTTTCTGATCTAATGCAAGATTACATATAAAGTTATTTCGTTTTGTATGTGATACAATAAAATCTATTTCTTCCTTATATGTAGACTTCTTTTGTGAATCTCTTTCAACATCTGAATATTGCATTAACAAACATTGTATCTTCAAATCAGATATATGTTTATCCTTCATTAACTGTTTAGATGTAACAGCCTTATATACTTTACCAAATAATCCTTCTAATACTAATTGGTGTGTTTTAGATTCTGCTAATGTTCCAGTAGTTCCAAACCTATATCGACAACTAATCATTTTTTCCAATATACCTTTTAATGATGTTGCATTACATAGATGTGCTTCATCACCAACTACCATACCAAATTGTTGAAAGTAAGGAGCTGGAAGTCTAAACAAAGACTGCCAGGTTGAAATTACAATTTGTTTATCTGTTTTCTTATCTCTACCAGAATAGATCATATGACATTGTTCTTCTCCATCCCACTTATCGTGGGATGAATAATCTTTAAAATCATTATACATTTGTGTAACAAGATTAGTTGTTGGAACAAGTACTAGTATCTTATCCTTAGCTAAAAAATTCTGATGCCATCTTATTAAAGAGTATATAACCAGACTCTTTCCTGATGATGTAGGTGAGAGTAATAAAGATCTTTCAGCCTTTACACATTGTTTGAATGATTCTATTTGATATTCTCTAGGTTCAATTGGTTTATTTTTACAATGAAGATTTAATGCTGTAAAGAAATCTGCAATATTTTCATCTGTTAAACCTGATCGTGGGGTGACACTTATAACATCACTTTTGACTACATAATTACGTTGCATGGCAAACTTCATCAAATGGTCATATAGACCCGTATAAAGTTGTTGCGTCTTAATGTTAAATAAACGTATTTTGCCGTCCCACATCTTGTTACGATATTGAGGCATGAATTGAAAACCAGGAACTTGAAAGGCGAAGAACTCATTCAGTTCCATAGAAATATGTCGCTCACAGGAAATCATCAAAAACGATTCATTAATTTTTCCAACAGTAATCATAATTAAAATGCCCCGCCCATAAACTTTTGGTGTTCTAGGGCATTCTTTATATTAAAACTCTTATTCTGCATTACTTTTCCAGCATCAACAATTAGTTTTAATTTCTCAGCTTGTGCTATCATTCTATCTTGAACTTCATTTAATATAAGATCTGATTCCAAAAAAAGATTAAGATCTGATTTTAAAACCTTGTGATCAAATGGTTCGTTATTATAAACTTCAGGATCAGCTTTACCTGTGTAATACATCCATCTATTATACTTTGCAACATTATATTCTTTCTCAATAAAACGTAAACGTAATGCTTCATCATATGCAAGTTGCTGATACTTGACTGCTTGTTCTGGTATTTTAAGTGATTCAGTATCCAGCTGAGTATGGTCAATCTTTTTATCTATTTCGATTAGTTTTTTAATATCATCAATTTTCATATATGTATAATACCATATTGATTATGTAAATACAAGGAATAGTTTTAGATGATTTTCTCAATTTCAAACTGCCCGCGGAAATTAAATGTGGCATCAACGATTATAGGATCTAGTGTTGATACACCTGCATCAAAGCTTAAAGAACTGAGGGATGTAGGAAAAATATCTTTGAATGATACTTTATAATTTAGATTAGATTTATTGGTAAGCAACATAATATTAATATCTGAATAAAGACTATCCGTGTTATCACCAAAATTTTCAGCTCGTTTCAATGTATTAAACTGATTATAACTTTCTGGAAATCCTAGAGCTGTTAACCAATTATATATCTCTATATAATTCTGCATATCTTCATCTAATATAAAACCAATAGTCAATGATTCAAAACTAAGTGTATCACCTTCCAGAGGATTATTCATAAATGGTGAAGATTCAACTGTTTCCCCAAGAATAACTGCAGGTATATTAACACGTTGACAAAAAAATTCTACATTAGGAAGCCGTGCAATATTTACTTTAAATCCAACTACATTAAGCTGGTTAAGATTAGATGGTTGTGTGACAAGGTTAGTCATTTATTTTTCTCTGTAAGTATCTCTACATTTTCAATATCGGTTTCTTTTATATCCCCTATATTTATATCTTCAGAAATAGCTACTTTACGTTTATACCATAAAATTGCTTCTTTTAGGTGTTCATCTTTTTCTTTTGTTTTCATTATTATCCTTTATGTATATTTATACTTGTATCTATTACTTGAACCCACCCAACAACGACATACACATAGTAACATACAGAAAACAGCATTACAAGGAAAAAGTTAAGAATATTTGATACCAAGCTTATTTAACTCTTGTCTATTGCACATATGTTCTTTGTATATTTCATCTTTAGATTGCCCGTGATACTCAACAGCTAAGTGTTTCTGTATCATAGTTTCATTTAGATTCAAAGGAGTACCACTACCATCTATAGAATTAGGTACAATAAGTTCTCCAAGTATTCTACCAAATTTTCCTTTTTTATCTAAATGTGTTCTGAGTGTAATGTATGACCCCAATGGGCAATGCTCTTCGATGAATGATGATGCAAGCTTTCCAAAGAATTTTTCTTCATCATCTTTAGTTCGGGATTCGGGTGTATCGATTCCAAATAAACGTATCCTTTGTTTAGAAAGGATTATATCAAATCCCAAATCAATATCAAGATCAATCGTATCACCATCAACAAGTTTTACTACTTTCGATTTATATTCGTGCATTGTAAACTCCAAAAAAAAGAGGGACAGGGACGAATCCCCATCCCCCTGATTTAGATAAAAATCAAGATTACATCAAGTTTGTAACTTTAACCTTACGATAGTAAGAGTTAGTTGCAAGACTCGTAAATGGATTTGAAACAAATCCGTAACGAGTTTTAAATGCGATCTTAGGTTGAAAAGTATCTTCGCCCATAGCACGAACCATCTGTAATGGAACGTAAGGACAATAGAACATACCAGCGTCATACGGAGAAGATCCTTTGTAACCTACACAAAGCATATGCTCATTTGTATGTACATAGTATGGATCAACAAAAACTTTCATTCCGTTAACCGTACCTACTTGTGTGCTGACATTAGTATCTGTGTTTACATTTGCCTGTAATGCAGGAGTGTAATCAAGAACACCAGCCATAGCCAATGCAGATGCAACATCATTAGTCGTAATGATAAAGTTACCTTTACCTCTACGGGTTGCGATGCTGATAGCATTTGCTTCTCGTTCAATATGATACAGTAGACCTTTGAATTTTTCAACCATCCAACGACCATTAGAGTCGGTGTCTAAGTCGAAAACTCCAGCAGATGTAGTAGTACCGGCAACCGCTCCAGCTGTCGCACCAATATAAATCTTACGAACAACTTCTCGGTTAATTTCTGCAAGAATCTCACCAGAAAGAATATTCGCTAGTTCTGTCTCAGCATCTAAACCGTGAACGGCTTTAAGATCCTGTGCCAACTCTGTTGAATACTCAGCCTTGAGAGCTCGAGTCTTAGCAGTAACTGTGGTTTTCTCAATCGTGAATGCCATAGCACTCAGAGCTTGAGAACCATCTCCCATTGCTTCACCTTCAGCAGTCGTTACACCTTCACCAGTTGTCCATGTGCCATCAAACGGATTGTTTGTAGCATCCAAAGCAACATGACTTGAACCAGCATCTCCAGAATGATCTGTATCTGCTTCACCGAAAAGTGCTTCTCCTCCAC